GTTAGCTCCTTTACCTTTGGTAGTGCGTCTAATAGGTTTTGTTTTCTTCCTAGCCATTTAGTTTCAACCTCTTTGAATACCAATAGACAAACAAAATATTCAAAGGAAGTGTTACTATGAACACCCCTCCCATGTTACTTAGTAGTGATGCTACACCTAAATATAAACCTATCACCCCTAAGATACACACGCATATGTTGTATATCTCTTTCTCCATTTCCCTATCTAGTTTATGAGGGGTATGACAAACACACCCCTCAATCCAATACTCACAACCGATTTAGCTATCTTCCGAATGGAATTGCTAGATCTCGGATGCTGACTCGAACTCCACAGACGTAAGGCCAACTCATAGAGGGACTATTCAATGTGTGAGTAAAGGAAAACCTAGTCACTGCTCTCATACACTCCTCGCCCTGCTCTGCTTTCTGCATCAAGGGCTCTTTCTACTTCCTCTAAGGTAGGCACATAACCTAACCTTTTAATAAAATCTTTGTCTTCTCGCATTGCTGCTCTAACGTAATACACTCTGGAATGAGGAAGATGTATTCCAGTACCTCTACCACCTTTGATAAGATGTCTATAAAACTTCTCTAGTAAGTTAACATATATATCTTTTTTTCTTGATTTGTCAAGTTTATTTCTGTAGCGATCCCCTATCAAATTG